CAAGGCGGCTCGCTGAGCGGTGAGGTTTTCAGTTGTGTCGCGTCGGTAAAGTCCCATGGGGTGGACTTTGCCGGGGTGTCAGGGAAATGTCACTGTGAAATGTTTCACTTTTTTATTTCCCTGTTGCTGTTTTTTAGCGTCAGTTGACGTTATATGTCATGTAGTTTATGCAACAAATGGCAGATGTACTCATCAATTTCAAACGGGGCTATTGCGCAGTCGTTCAAGATCACCAACTCCGCGCCAAATCATCACTGGTGGAAGACAATCTACCGAATAGCCATCAATCCAAACTTCAAGGCGTTTTCCATCCGGCATGATAAATGAATCTATGAAGTCCAATTCTCCGCAGTCGTAAAAGAAAATAACTTTCCATCCATCCTTTGCAGAAATTTCAACATCACCGCACCAGTTAACTGAGTTTCCTGGTTGTTGGTCGGGAGGGTTTGCGCTCTCGGCAATCTCAAGCAGTTTCCATTGGTCATATTGATCAAGCGGATGTGGTTCCCACCATTGTTTTTGCATCATGACAAATCCTTCTGTATTTCAAATATTAAAACTATCCTACCCTACCAGCAGCAATGATGTTGCGAATCTGTTTTTCACTCAAACCGTTTTTTCGCGCCAGTTCGGCGTAGTTTCGGCCATCGAAGTCATCACAAATCTGGCTGTTGCGGCTTTTGGCGTTTTGCGCGGTGGCGCTTGGTATGTAGATGGTGGTGCCGCCCAGGCAGGCAATGATGCGGCTGACCAGTGCGGCGGCCATATCGCTACCGCAGGCTATGCCAAAACGCATGGCGACGTGCTGCGCCTCCTGGTTGATGATGTCAAGCGGGGGCAGGTCAACGGGTTTGGATGTGGTCATGGGCGGGTTCATGGGGTGGAGTAAATGGCGGCAATGACAGCGGGGTCGTCCAGGTCAAAGTAGTCCTGGTCGAGCACGGGGGTTTGGCTGTTGCTCAGGGCAAAGCTGGTGGTGGTCTGGATGGCAGGCAGCGGGCCAGCCACCGGTATGAAGGCGCCTGGGGTTTGGTTGACTGATGCCTCGGGCGCGGCCAGACCCTGCTCGAACAAGTTGGGCTCCACTTGCCGCTCCAGTTCTTTCCAGGCGCGCTCAGGCTTGTCGTCCAGCCCCAGCACTTGCGCCATGAACAGAGCGTAAACGGTGCCGTCAAGTGGTTCGTTGCGCTGCTTTTTTGGGTTGACCCAGCGGTATTGGTCGCCGGCGGCGGTTTTGGCCAGCACCCGCACTTCGGCGGTGATGCCTTTGAAAAATGCCGTGGGCAGCGCGGCGCAAAAGTGCACGTAACCGGGGCCGGGCTGGGTGACTTTGAGGCGCCCGAAAAACAAATCCTTGGCGGTGTCGGTGCCCACCATCCACAGCTTCACGCCGCGTTTCACCACGCGCCCGGCGTGGTTGATGTCTTGCCAGGCGCCCCGGCCTTTGATGGGGTCGCCATACTTGCTGCTGCCCTTGATGGCCAACAGGCGCAGGTTGCTGCGCCCGGCGTAGGCGCGCACAAAGTTGTAGGCCTGGTGCGTGAAGTGGCCGCCGGTGTCGATGGCCGCGCCAGCAATGGGCAACAGCGGGCCGTTGGCGTGTTGCAGTGGCGTTTGCAGCGCTTGCCAGAGCTTGTGCCAGTCGCGCTCGTCGCTGGGGTTGGCGTCGATCACGATGTAGCCCACCGCCCACATTTCTTCACCGCGGCCAAAGGCCCACAAAATCACTTCAAAGCGATCATCCTGCACGTCAACCCCGGCAGCCACCACCAAGCCACCAGCGGGCACGGTCATCAGCGGGAAGTTTTCGGCGCGCTTTTGCAGTACATGGGCTTCGGCTTTTTCGGCTTCGTCTTCCCAGGTCTCGCCCAGGGTTTCATTGATGAAGGCTTTCAGCGGGCCGCGCATGCCGTTCTTAAAAGCAATACGGGCGTCAATAAACTCGCGCACCATGGCGCCCCAGGTCACTTGCGGGCTGATGGCCGTCCAGCCGTAAAAACCCACATGACGCGGCGGCAGTGTGAGTGTGCCGTCGGCGGTGGTCCATTGGCTGGTGGGTTTGGCGGGGTCACTCAGGTCATGCGTCAGGCGCCAGTTGCCGCAGTCGCTCACCCAGGCGCCCAGGTCGGCCACTTTGAGGTAATCGGACTGGGTGTAGCCGGTGAGGCAGTGCGGGCACACATGGCGCGCCGTGCCTTCGGGGTCGGTGCTGTCCCACTTGAAGCCGTGTTGCACCGCCTTGCCGCCCCATTGCAGCGGGTGTTCCACAGCGCAGTGCGGGCATGGGCACTGGTAGCGCATGCGCACCGTGGCGGCGGCCATGCGGTTCTCGATGTGGCTCAGGCCTTTGATGCGCGGGGTGGTGCCGCAGATCAGCTTGGGAAAGGTGGCGCCTTCGAGCCGCTTGTGCGCCAGCGTCCAGGGGTCGCCCGCTTTTTCAATTTCCCAGTCAAATCCATCCAGCTCGTCCAGAATGGCCAGCGCAATGGTCAGGCGTCGAAAGTTGCCAGCCGCTTTGCCGCCGCGCAATTTCATCACGCTGCCCAGAAACTTTTTTTGCTGCAAGGTGTTCACCTTGCTTTTAGCCATGGCCTGCGGAAACACCTCGCGCATGATGCGCACGTCGCGCAGCATGGGCTCCACTTCGGTTTTGGTGAAGTCGTCGCTGTCATCGTCGGTGGGCTGCCACACGGCCTGGTTGCGCCGGCGGTGCTGGGCGGTGTAGCCCATCATGGCCAGCAGGCATTTGGTGTTGTGCGTTGGAATCATGGCCCGGCTGCACAAGAACAGGTGGCTTGGGCTATCGACCTCGATGCAGCGCACCGGCACACTGGCCACGGACTCAACGCTGACGATACGGCGCCTGAAGTTGATGCCGGGTTTGCTCGATGCCAGTACCTTGGCCGCCTTGCGGCTCAGCTTGAAAGGGTTGCAGCAAGCGGTGGGCTTGAAGGTGATGCGGTATTGATCCAGAAAATTAGGGTTGTTGTAGATGCGCATGGCGCGGTTGGGCTTGATGCCCAAAGACACCAGCAGCTCATACACATCGTCCGACAATTGCCGGTTGGTGTTCAGAAATTCAGCATGGCCGTCGCTGGTGGTTCCGTCTGAGTCCATCAGGCCGCGCAGCAGCTCAAGCCGCTGGGCGGCACTGGCGCGCAGGTAAATAGCCGGAATGTGTTTTTTCTTGAGCAACCCCAGCCGCCTGAATTTGATAGCCCAGGGTGAGATGGGTTTTCCGTCCGCAGGCACATCCATGAAATAGGTAGCGTTGTTGGGGTAGCGGGCGTCGATGTAGCGCACGCTGACGTCAATGCCTTCGGCTCGCATGTGCTCGGCGGTTTCCACATCGCTGCGGTGCTGGGTGATGCGTGGTGTCACCAGGTGGCCGTCGCCCAGCCACAAGCCCAGCGTGTAGGGCGGGATCGGCAGGTTGGCGTCAGGCAGTTCAAGCGGCCGGGTGTTGGCAATGGCCAGCGCAGTTCGCCCGCGCGATGTGCGCTGCATGGCAAAAAGATCACCCGTGTCCACAATGCCGCTGGTGGTGATGTTTTGGCCAGGCTTGGGCCGGCCGGTGCGACCGGGGCCATGGTCGCCGCGCAAATGCTCAAACGACTGATCGGCCTCAACCATCCAGCGGTGCCCCTTGTCGGCAATAACCTCAGTTCCATCGCAAAACGTGATCTTGAAACAGTCGTGATTTGTGTAGATGGGTGAGCTGTAGCGCACGGTGCATGGCTGGCCAGCCTCGTCAAACAGCACATCGCCGGGCTGCACTGCGCCCATGGTGGTCCAGCCGGTGGCCGTGGGGATGGGGGTGTCAAGCGCCAAAGCGTAGCCCAAACGCGCACTTTTCTGAAAATCGAATTCTTCAATGTCGTCGTTCGACATGCAATCCATGATGCCAATCTGGTAGCCGTAGGCGCGCCACTTTTGCGTTTTCTGGCTGGATTCGGCAGACAGGTAAAAATGCTTTGCCGACCACTGGCTTAAGGAAAGCGGCTCTGGCACCTTGAGCGCCTCCAGCCCGCGAGCCACCGACTCCCGAATAGCCGCGCGCTGCTCATCCGGCAGGTGCGGCCAAAGGGTGGCAAGGCTGGGCGGCATGCGGCTCATGGCGGTCAGAACAGGTCCAAATTACCGCTGGGCGCTTCAGGCACACAATGCGGGCTGCACCACAGCGTTTCATCTTTGCTGTTTTGCACCGCCTCATCGCGCATCGCGTAACCCTTGCGCGCCGTCCAGGTGCGCAGGTGCCAGCCGTGTTGCAACAACGCGTCATGCTCGCCCGCATGGCCGCACAACACAATGCGCAGTTGCTTGTTTTGCCCGTTGGAAGCGCACCATGCCTGCACTTGCAGGGGCAGGTCGGTGCCCACACCGCCAGCGGCGTAGTCCATCGCACCCTTGGTGTACGGCGGGTCCAGAAACACGGCGGTCAGGCCGTGGCGCGTGGTCACGCTATCTTTAACCACCCGGCCCCAGTCGCCACATGTCACACGCACGTCACGTAGGCGCAAATGCAGCTCGGTGAACCAATCAAAAATGAACTGGCGGCGCGGTAAATCGGTTACGCGCCTAATGCCTCTGCCTGAAATTTCAGGAAGTTGGCGGTTGATGCCCTGCCCGGCGTTCCCGAGGTGGGGGAGTTGGCGGTTGATGCCCCGCCCGGCGTCCCCGAGGTGGGGGAGTTGGCGGCTATCAACCAGCGCGGTGCCGTCGTGTACCCAGGGGCCGGTGCCGCTGCACCAGCCCGAGCCGATCCAGTTGCACGCGCCCCAGCACCACCAGCCGGCAATCTTGACATCGAACCAGTCCGGGTTATTGTGCAGGCTGTTGGTCAGGGTGGTGGTTTGGCGCACCAGCCAACTGTGCCGGGCGAACAGGTCGACCTCGTTGCATGGCCAGTCGGCATGGTGCGCTACCGCATCGGGGTCGTGCGCAATGGCGCGCCAAAAGTTGGCCACAAAGCCGTCGGCATCGTTGATGGTTTCGATGCGCTTGCCCGTGGGGGCACCCAGCAGCATGGCCGCGCTGCCCGAGAAGGGCTCCACGTAGTTGTCCACCTGGCCAAACGCATCCCATACGGTGCCCGCTGCGCCGGACTTTCCGCCGAAATAAGGGAACGGGGCTTTGAGGGGGTCAGCATTGGAGCGAGTCATGCCGCAGACGTTCGGCATTGAAGCAAAAGCGGGCTCTACTTCAGTCATGGCCGTCATTCGTCTGCTCCATCAATCAGTTGACATAACTGGCCAAGCAGCAGACAGACCGCTTCGGTCACCACAAAGGCAATGACGCAAACCAGCAGCAGCGCTTCAAATGGGAATACAGCCAGACGGCGGATGGTTTTCATGATGCATCCACCGCTTGATTCACCCGGCGCAAAAGCTGGTCAATGTCAGGCCGGGGCTTGGGCTTGAACCCGTCCAGCATGTGCTCGGCGCCATGCTGGGCACTGATGTAGGGCTGGCACTGGCGCAACAGGTCTTGTTGTTCTTGCAGGCGCTGGGCAGCTTCGTAAATGGCAGCGTTGGCAACGCCGTCGCCGCTTTTGATGTCGCGCACCAGAATAAGCATGGCGTCGATCAGGGTGGTGGTGCTGGAGCGGGGTGTCATTACAAATCCTCTTCATTCCAACTATTTCGCCTGATGGCTATAGAAATTTCATCTGAAAATTCATCAGAATCAACATGGCGATCGGTATTGAATCCGTGGGCAACTACTTTTTTGTTTTGAGTGGCCAGGGCTTTTTGTTCCGCATCCAATCGCGGCATTTCTGCGCGGCTTCTTGGTTTTGTTTCTGGTAGTGGTTGACCTTCGTCGTCCATCGCATCCAGGCTGGCCAGGCTCATGCTGGCGGCCAGGTTGATGGCTTCAAAAGTGCAGGTTTCAATGATCTTGAGGTCGTCAGCGCTCAAGTGTGGGCAACGCATCTTCATGGCCGATGGCAGGCCTTGCAGGTGGTCGCGTATCTGGCTGGCCACGCTGGCAATCACCTGCTCGATCAGGTTCACCGCCATGAACTCTTTGCGGTCTTTGGCCAGTTCAATTTCGTTGCGCTCGCGCGCCACGCGGGTGGCAATGGTGCGCTGGCGGGCCAGTTCGCCATCAGCGCCACGGCCTGCCGCTTCTTCGCGCAAATGCTCGATGTAGGCGGCATGCCACTGGCCCATGGTTTGGCCCGGCGTCAGCACGCCGGCGGCCAGGTGCTCACTCACGGCGGGTTGGCTGATGCCCACCAGGTCACCAAACTCCTGCTGGGTGCAGTAGCGG